TAAACTTATCTTCATCATCAATTTTCATTTTATTTAAAACTTTATGTATATATCTTTTATCTTCTTCTATATTATTTAACATATATTACATTCTCCATTTCTGAAATGTCTCTTTATAAAATAATTCTATTGCTTCTTTAGTAGTTTTTATCGTTGTAGGACACCAATATGCTATTTTATCTAATTCTGTTATTCTTCCTATATCCCCACCATTTTCTTGGTATTCTCTATATGTTTGCTGTAATTTAACATTATGTTTTATTTCAATCATTTTCTTTATTCCTTTTAAAACATAATTAGCTTTGTCACAGCAACAAGCAAAACCTTCGTTTTTTCTAAAATATTCTTCAAAAAAACTTTTTAATACATAATCTCCATCTAATAATTGAGAATAGAACCAATAATCATCATATCCTTCTTTTTCTGCAACTTTAGATATTTCATTAATAATATTTACTAAATCTTCTTTTATTTTCTTATCTTCTATATTATTTGACATCTGTATTCTCCTTTCTATTTAAAAATATATCTTCTGAATACAATTCATCGTTATCAACGCATTTATAAGTTATCTGTTTATATTTTTTTGCTATTTTCAATGCTTCTTTTCTATCTACAAATCTACATTTACTTGTTAAAAATCCTTGTTCACATTTCTTAAAAATATCAGGAAACATTATAATTAATTCTGAATGTGAATTTCTGCTCACATAAACTTCTTCTGTTTTTAAATTTTTCATTGCTACAGCTACTATTTCTTCCATTTCATTTCCTCTACTTTCTTATTTATTGCTTGTAAATTTATATAAAACTAATTTCCCCTTTATAATCTTCAATGTTTATCCATTTAAGTTGTAGTTCTTGTTTTAGTATTGCTTTTAATAATTTATCTCCATATCCTCTTGGTTCTAAAGTATCATAATCATAAACAGACCATTCTTTTTTATATAAATCAAATAATACTGTTTTATTATTCTCACCATTGTAAAAAAAGAAACCTTCTATACAGCTTACTCTTTTATACCCTAATTCTTCAAACATCTTATCTGCTTCTGATAATTCTATTTCTCTCATACTACTCTCCTAAATTATAAATTCTCTTATAAATCTATTTGCATATTCTGGAGCTATTAAACTTCTTTCATTTCTTTTTTTGCTATTTCTATTATTTTATTTATAGCCCTTACTGCCTCTATTTGTTTAGATATAAAATCAAGATATTCTTTTTCTGTATTAGGTCTATAATATCCATCATTTTCAAATAAAATAATATATTTTTCTTTTAATTTTGATAATTCTTTTTTAAACTGACTTACATTAAAAATCTTTAATTTATACATTAATGAATCTCTTGTAATTCTATTTTCTTTTCCTTCTGGTATATCTGTAATATTCCTAAAACTATCCTCCATAACTTCCATCATCATTTTTTTGTAATTCTATTGTTTCTAAACTTCTACCTTTATTCAATGCTTCTATTTGAGCTTTGATTTTATCAATATTCGCTTCTGTCTTATGCTCAATAACAACTGGAGCTGTAGCTTCTACCATTCCATGTTCTGATTTAGTTCTATATATTGTGGTAATTTCTTTTACTTCTCCATTTTGTGAAGCAGTAAGCTGTAAATCAGTAATATAGTCATCTATTATTTGCATTATTTCTCGCCTTTCACTATCATCACTTTGTTTATAATTATCGTATGTTACACTACTGATTCCAGCAAAACTACAGAAATTCTTCTTAGTAGGTAAAAAAGTTTGTATTTCATTAATTTTCTCTATAAATTGTTTATAATAATCAAACAATATTGCTAATTCTGTATTATTGTATTTGGGAGATAAGCCTATTACATTTTTTTGACTTATTAAGGATTTCAATTCTATTGTTGTTAAAGATTTACCAGTCTCTGTATGCTTTAACTTATATATTAAATCATATAATCTTTGTTCCATATCATCTTTTAAACCATCTTGAAATTCTTTTTTTACTAATTCTGTCTTAGCTTTAACTAACTGTGCTTGTTGCTCTTTGTTTTCTAGTTTTTTACTATCTATAGTTGTCTTTTGTTTAATTATATCTTTTTCTGTTCTTTTCCTAACTCATCGCTCCTATAATTTCTTTCAAATCTTCTGTTTTAAGAAGAATATTAGTTTTTCCTAATTCAATTTTTAAAACCCCAAACTTACATTGATAATCTAAAAAAAATTCTCTACCACCTTTTGAATTAGAAATATATGTTTCTATTTTTGTATCTGTTACCAATTCTACTCACTTCCTTTTGCAAATTCTTGTATGTATTTTTGTTCATTTTCTTTTCGCCATTTTTCTACTTGTTTATCACTTAAAAGTTCTATTTCTCCATTTATTCTAGCCTGTTCTTGTACTTTTCTTCTTGCTCGTTCTACAGCTTTAAAAGAACATATTCTATAAGCTTCACAATGTGACATAATTTCATAATATTTATTTGGCGATTCACTTGGTAACATTTCTTTTACATAATCTGCATATAATGCATAATCACTATTTCTATTCCAGTATGACTTATATAATAAGTCCTTTACTGTTTCCATTAGTTTTTTTGTGTGTTTCATTTTCTTACTCCTTCTGCAAATCCTCCTTAAATTTGCTTTTTAAAATATTAAATTTCACTTTATCTAGAATATCTATTCCTTTTAAACTTATTTCATCTTGTTCTTTTAAATATACTTCTTTTATGACTTTTGTTTCCATATCTGTTTTTTTAGCTAATGCTATTGCATCTTTTTCAATTAAAATTCCTTTTTTTATTTGTATTAAATATAAACTTCTTTTAGAAATAAGACACTCTTTAAAAGGCGTTCCTTTAACATATTCTTTAATAAAATCATTCATTCTAAGTATATGATGTAATTGTTTTGGGTCATAACCATATTTATCTATCTTATCTTTAATAGTTGGATATGGGTGTTGCAACGCCTTAAGCTTTTCCATACTCATACCAGCCATACATCTTAATGCTTGATTATAATTCATATGTGCAATTTCTTCTGCATTATCAAACAATATTTGAACTTGCTCTTTATATTTAGGATTTATTATTTTAAAATCTGTAAATAAGGTTTCTATAAAATTTATATTTTGTTTTTTATAAGTTTCAAACATTACTCTAATATCTTTTACATCAATATGTTCATTGTTTTCTAATATTAAAGTCTCACTTACTGGCTGTTTGTTATATACAAAATCTTCAAACGATGGTAGTACAACTGCTTTTGTATCAATATCTGACATATATTCTTCATCATATACATCTAATCCATAATTTTGTGAACCTTGTAATGCTAAAAATACAATTTCATAACCTTTTTCTTGTAAATAATCGTAATGTTCCTGTACTCTTTTCATTATCTTTTCTTCTCTACTCATTTTTCCACCTTCTTATCAAATATTGATATTTCTATCTCTGAATTACAAATTGGACATTTAACAGTATCATTCCAAAAATGGTCTATATCCTTAGCTTCATACGCAAATATACTTTTACAATACTGACATTTATGTATTCTTTCTTCATTTACTTCTACTACTACTCTCATCTATCTCGCCTCACAATCTGCTTTATGCAATATTTCTAAATCGTTCCAAATATCCTCACCTAACATATTCTTGTATTTAATTTTATTTTTTTCTGATAAATTAAAATGTAATAACATGTGCCATTGAATCAAGTTTAAAACATCTAATGCAAAATCATTTTCTAATCCTATTTGTAATCTACTTCTTAGATTTATATAAAATAAACTATCATAAGCACTTACTTTTTCATGATTGTAAAAATGTGCAATATCAGTTTGTTCACCTTTACAGTTAATAAAGGTTTTAGTTTTTAGCTTTCCAATATCATGTAATCTTCCTGCAAATATAATAGATGTATTTATTTCATTACGTTCTTTTACTAATATTTCTTCTACTTTTTTACAATGCTTTAATACTGTTAAACTATGGTGTGGATTATCTTGTTTAATATCTTCTAAATCATCAAAAAAGAATATATGGTCGCTATTATATTTAGTTTGTATATCATCAAATCCTTCATAATATTGTGGTATATAAAAATTATGATACATATTTTTTATTACATCTTCTGGTACTTTTCTTTTTCTTTTAGAATTTCTTTCTATACATTCTTCATACGGTGTTGCAATCAATATTGCAACCTTTATTACATCTAACTTATTTAATGTTTGCAAGAAAGCTCTTCTTTTTTTATAATTAATATTAGTTGCATCAAATATCATGTTTTTACCAGCTTTAAGTCCATCAATTAATCTATTATGTACTATTTTAAATACTTGTCCATTGTCTAACTGTACTTCTTCATTTCCAAACAATTCTTTTCTTATCTTATCAGAAGACACTATTTCGGCATCTTCTGATTCTGCTATTTCTTTTGCTATAGTCGATTTACCAGAAGCAGGAAGACCAATCATCATAAACAATTTACTCATTTATTCCTCCTTATAATCAATTTTCACACATTGGTAACTTAATATTACTTCGTATTCCTTATTGAAATTTCCATAATGTCTACTATCCCACTTGCCATTTTTTTGTCTTCTTATTACTTGAAAACCTTTTTTTGTATATCCTACAACTTTTCCTAAAATCATATTTGAATAAGGATTTCTTGCAAATGCTACATAATCCCCAATTTTTACTTCACTACCTAAAAAATCTACATTATTCATCTTTTATTTTCCCCTTTTTATTCCATATTTGTTTAATACTTCTTTTCTAAAATATTTATTCCCATAAGTTGTATATTCCAATAATGGCTCTATATCATCTATATATTCTTTAAATATTTCTTCAAATTCTTCTAATGTTAAATATTTAAGGATTCTTGTTGGAAAATTCTTATCATCTATTTTTCCTACTCTAACATTTGTTCCCCAACCATTTAAAACATATCTTTCTTTTTGCTCTCTCCAGTCTTTGTTCTTATTATCTTCTATCGTTTTTACATCTTCTTTTAAATATTCAATTAACCTAGGAAGACTTATTAATTCCATACTTGCACATATATTTGTTCTTCCACCTTTTTCTGTTATCAAAAAAATATATTTATTCATTCTTGTATTTCCTCCATATCTGGCACTTCTGCCGTATCTTTTATAATTCCTTCTAATACTTTAAAGAAGAAACCTTTTTTCTTGTATGCTTTAAATGTCTTTTTATTATCTATTCTTACAACTACACCTTCTGCGATATGCGTTTTTCCTATAGGGTCAGTTATATCTAATTTTTTTTCAACATTTTTCATCATTTCTTCTTCATTTGTGTATAAAAATTTATCTAATTCTGGAACATGTTTTACACCCATTTCTTCACATCTTGTTTTTACTAATTCCCATGGGTATTCAACTACATATCCATCTTCATTTGTTATAGTCATTCTATAAACATAAATTTCATTAAATCCTTCTGCACAACCATAATTAAATCTTGTTTTATCACCATACTTTTTTATAAATTCTTTATCTTGAATCTTTTTATTATTACCATCTGGCATAATTGGAGTATTTTCATTAACATATCCAACTACCTCATAGTACACCTCTTCACCTTTTTGTAATTTATCTTTAAACCAGTCATGGTACATTTTTCTAAATCCATCATTTCCATAGAATCCATTATTAAAGTTTTCTAAAACTACTCTTCTTGTTCCAGAAACAACATCATATTTAGTTTTTAAATATTTATCTTTTAATTTAGTAATAAAATTTTTATTATTTCGTTTTGGTAAATTTGCTGTTCTTTGTGATGTTCCATGCATTTTTAAAGTTATGTAACATAAATCACCTTTCTTAAACTCTCCTAAATTATAATCAAGTTGTTCTGTATCAACATGTTCTTTAAATAAAGGATATTCAACCTCTTTCTTTTTCTTTGTTATTTTATTACTACTATTAGATTTACTTTTATTACCTCTTGGAATATATTTTTCACAAATTAAAGTTCCATTTAAAGTAGTTATCCTATCTCCTATTTTTAAATCTTTTATATTGCAAAAACTCTCTAAACTTGATAATGGCAAAAATAATCCATCTGATTTTTCACCTCTCAATTTTATTGCTTTTATATTCCTTTTGTCTGAGTCTAAATATCCACCTACTTCATTACCATTTTCATCTTTTCTTCTTACTAAATTATTAATTTCAGCAAATTCTTTACCTAATTTTCCATCTGTAGGAAAATATATCCCTATATCTCCTTCTTTATAGCTTAAATCAACTATTACTTGATTTCCAAAACATTCTCCTATTTGTAATCTATCTGCGTTGCTGTGTTTTCTTACATTTTTTAAAGTTGTTATATATGCTTCATACCTATACTATTTTCCTCCTTATTTATTTATTTATTTTCTTATCAGGGTTGTATGTTCTACTATTTCTTTTTTTTATAAAATTAACTACATATTGATTTGGATTTGACATTATGCCTTGAGTTAAATTTCTTAACAATTCTTGTTTATCTTTTACGATTCTTCTATTAGGTCTATTGTTAATATGTTTCATTACTACTTCTAAAACATCTTCCTCGTATAGCTCATCTTTTTTAGCCAAATCTTCTATTTGATGTAAAAATTTATCATCTTCTTTATCAAAAAAACTTTGTTCACTATTTAATTTATTCATCATTTCAATAGCTTTAAATTTAATAGCACCTATTTCTCTTGATAATTCAATTATGTCTGAAAAATCTTCATTTATCGTAATATTATTCATTTTATCTATACTTGAATAAATAACTTTCTTTTCTTTTGTCTGTTCAACAATTCTATTTTTAGTTCCATTTAATACTTTCATTTTCGAAGCATACCATTTTCTATTTGCTTCATTTCTTGCTTTTTGAATACATTCTTTTTTATTACAATAAGCTTTTTTTCTACCTCTAGTATTGGGCTTAAATTCTTCTCCACAATACTTACATTTCATTTTTACTCCTTCCTACATATACTCAATTTCTACTTCAACTTTATCTTCATTTCCATATAGTTTAATAACCTTTAATTCCGTTATTTGGTTATCATCTTTGAAAGCTAAACCATTTAAAGCATCTAAAATTATCTTCGCTATATTGTCACAATCTGGTTTATGAGTATGTCCTATTTTATTTTTTACAAGTTCTTCCCTCAATTTTTTAGACATACTTTTATTAGGTTTAAAATATGCTGTTATTTTCACAGATACTTCTGTATCCAAATCATCATGCATTATGCAAGTTCTTCCTGATTGTTCTATAAATGATTTTTTTACTAATTTTTCATAATCAACCGTAATTTTTGGAGTATATGTTTTTACATAATTTCCTACTCTCGCAAATCTAGGTCTTCCTTTTCCTTTAGGTTTTCCTAATATTGTAAATTTCCTAATTCTTCAACTCCTTATAATATTCTTCTTGCCAATTGTTATAAGCTGGTACAAAATCTTTACAACTTACTTTAGGAATAAAACATTCCATTTCTTCTGCCACACAGCCTAAACAATATTTGCAAATATATTTATTTTCAATTTGTTTCATAATTAAATCCTTCTAAGATTTCTTTATCTACTTTTTCATATTTCATTATTTCATCTAATGTTAAACTTAAATTTTCTTGTATTTGTAATAACTTTGGTAACCATTTATCTATTTCACTTCTATGTTCCGATAAATAATCACAACCTTTGTTATATCTATTAAGTAAATAATTGTAATTAAATTTTAATTCGTTTATTGCTTGCTTATCCATCTTAACCTCCTAAAACGGACATTCTGCACCACATTTATTGTCTATTTCTGCTTTCTTATAATCTTCATCTGTTATAATTCTTATTTGTTCCTTATAAGTTTTCGATATTTTGTCATATACTAAACCTACAACACCACATCTTTCGCCCTTTGTTTTTAAAATTTCTAATATAGAATCAGATTCCGTTATGTCATACCCTTCTCTTACCATTAATTTTTCAAGTCGTTTATACTCGTTATCATCTTCATTTATATTTTCCATTCTAATTATGGAAATAACATTGTAAGCTTTATTTACTAAATTTGAACTTCCAAGAACATCGTATATCGTTAATCTTGTTTGAAATTTATCTGTTTTTCTGGGGTGAGCCACTAAATGTATATGAACATTCTTATTTACAGCAAATGTTCTTAATTTTTCCATAATGTCCTTCTGTTCTCTATACTCATCATTACTACTTGTATCTATTTGCATAAAATTATCTAATATAAATATTCTTACGTTATCTGATTTTCTAACTTCTTCCATTGCTTTTAATAAAAACTCTATTCTTCTTGAAACATTATTGTTATATACAAATAAACTTTCTCCATAAATTTTATTTAATGTTTTTGCTTCTTCATCATCTACAAAATAATCAACAATAGATGTCTTTCTAAACCTTTTAGCTTTTATTGTTCCTTTTCTAGCTGTTTGTTTGTATAAATTGTTTTTAAAATCATCTTTTGTCTGCTCTCCATTAAAATAAAATACTTTTTCTCCTTGCTTTATTGTTTGTTTAGTTATCATAGTCATAACAGTTGTTTTACCAGCATTTGTTAAACCAGTCCAAATTGTTACGCACCCCATTTCAAAACCTTTTGTAAGTTCATCTAATCTGTTTATTCCTGAAAGCACTCTTTCTTTTGAATTTGTATTATATTCATAATCTCCAAACTTATAATATAATGGCTCTATTGGTGCTTTTTTCAATAATTCTGCTTTATCTTTTTCTAAAAATTCCATATAACACCTGCCTATCTTATCTTATTAAGTTAGTATTCTATATATCTCATCTCTATTTTTGTATAATTCATATTTTTCACCTTCTGTTGCATTCATAAAAAGTTCTATTAATATCTCTAATCCACTATTCATCTTGTAAACAATTGACAAAGCTTCACCTTTTAGATGAGATTCTATTTTTTTATTTATTTTTAAAGAATCACATAGCGTTCCATAAGTCTGATAAAACCATTTATTGATTCTTTTATTTAATTCAATTTCTTCCTTTCTTCTTTTTATTAAATATGATTCTAGTTCTTTTGAAATTGAATTTTCAGCAATTATTCCAAAGTCACTATATAATTTATCTATTGCTGTTTTAAAATCTATTTTAAACAATTCTTGCACAAAAGAAATAATGTCATAATGCATTGAAGTTCCAAAGTCATGTATTCCTTTTTTAGGACTTACATAAAAGCTTGCTGTTCTTTCATTTCTAAAAGGACTTTTATATATTAGATTCACTCCACATATTTTTTGTGGCTGTCCTAAATAATGTTGAACTACTGTAGTTGGAGTTAATATTTCTTTCAATTGTTGTGCTTTATTCACTCTTTTCCTCCTCAACATATTCCATAATAGCTTCATTAAAAAAGGTACTTCCCATTTTTATGAATTGTTTTTCAGTTTTATTTCTTACCATTAAATCTGCATATTTCTTTGTTGCAAACCACATTTGTCTATTAGTTAATTTAATAACTTTACCTGCAAATCTTTTCCCTTTAAGCCATGTTGTATAATGCTTATAAGCTGTATTTTTTCCTTCTTTTCGTGGATAAATCTTCCATATTTTATCAAAATTCTCTGCTAATTCATTTGAAGAATTATTTTGTTCAATATCATTTCCTTCTGATATATTAACAACATCAATTTGACATTTCTGTAATTCTCTATATCCTTTATCAGTAATTGAATACCATAATGTTTTATCAAATCCAGCTTTATTAAAATTTCCTGTTTTTATTATTTCATTTTTTTCTAGTTTTTCTAAAGCAGTTCTAATCTGTCTTTCAGTTGCGTATGGAAATATTTCAGAAAAAGCTTTTCTTGAATTATAAGTCCAGTATCTATCATTATAATAATGTTTATTATTAGCTCTATTCTTTTCTATCCAAAAATAAAGATTCTCCAACAATATTGCTTCTAATACTCCAAACCTTTTGGCTATATCTACATCAAAATTATGTTGCATTTCATTATTATCCTTTCCCTTATAATTTTAGTTTTATATAAGGGCTATATTTAAGTAGTGATTCAACTTATTTCAATTGCTCCACATAGAATCAGTAAATCTTATGAATAGCCCTATATTTTCTTTTAATTTCCTATGTTTAAAAATGGTATTGTTTCTCCTGTTGTAGTTGTTGGTAATTGTCCATTCCATTTATTAATAAATTTCTCTTGAATTTCCAATTCTTTTAATTTAATAGCTTGTTCAGTTGTGCTAGCATTTTGAACTTCCATTACTTTAGCATTTGCTTCTGCCTCTGAAATTTTTCTATCATTCTCAACATTTGCTTTTTGTAATTCATATTCAGCTTGTTTTGCTTGTTGTTCAGCTACTTGCTTATTTTCAATTGCTTGATTATATGCTTCTGAAAAATCCAAATCTGTAATATTAAAATCAACAACTTTAAATCCTCTAGGTATTACTTTTTGTTCTAGTAATTCTTGCATTTTATTTGAAACTTCTGCCCTTTTAGTTATTAATTCTTCTGCTGTATATTGTGCCGTAATGCTTTTTATGCTTTCTAATATCGCTGGATTTACAATTATATCTTCATAATTCTTTCCGACTTCTTTATATAATGTGTTTGCAGTTTCTTTTGAAACATTATAATTTACTGCTACTTTTAATCTTACTTCCTGTAAATCCTTACTTGCTGTATTACTTTCAGTTTCTAATTTTTTAGTTCTACAATCTATTTTTACTATTTTTTCTATAAATGGTGTCTTTGTGTTTAAGCCTTCTTGAATTACATCATCTTGAACTTGTCCAAATCTTGTTTTTACTCCAACATATCCAGTTGGCACAGTTGTTATACTTGCTACTCCTATTACTATTCCTATAACTATTAATACAATAGCTACTATTCCTATTACTTTTCCAATTGTTAAATCATCATACATAATTTATTTCCTCCTATTTTTTCTTTTTTCTAATTTTCTTAATCTTTTTTCTTGTTTTCTTTTTTTATTTTGAGTAGTTTTTGCAAATTGCTCTGCGTACTTTCTTTTTCTTACTTCTTTATTTGATTTATGATGTGTTCCCATATTAATCTACAATCTCCTCTATTATTAATTTAATTAAATAATATAAACCTATAATCATAACTGCATATAGAAATATTATTTCAAATATAAAAAGTATTGCTAAAAATATCATTATTTCTTCCTCCTAAAATGGTAAGTCATCATCTGAATTTGAATAATAGTTACTAAAATCATTATCAGAAGAATTTGAATAATCTTTAGTTTTAAACACTTCATCTGTTCCTTCTTCTAATAAATCAAAATCCATTATTATTATTTTAGGGAACTTCTTATATTCTGTCTTTCCAGTTATTTCACTTACTTTATCTGTTTTTATTCTAAAAAATGTTAAAAACGCTTCTTTTATATCTATTTTAGATTTATTTTTAACTTCCACACCTTTTTTAAATCCTGCATTAATCTGCATAAATATTGTTTGTTCTTCACCATCTTCTGCAAGTTCCTTACCCGATATTGGTATTTTATATACACCTTTATCATTTTTAAAAACTGTTACTTGTCCTGTTATTTGCATTATTTTTCCTCCTTAACAATTTTTACTGCATGTCCTAATGCTTTTTCAATTTCAGCAACTGTCATTTCTTTTACTTCTTGCGAATAATCATAAGTTTTTCTAAACTCAGGCTCTTCTATTTCTATTATTCTAGTTCCATAATCTAAATCAGTATCTAATGTTAAATCTTCATTAATGTCATAACCTCTTAAATAATAATCAGAATCATCAATATTTATAAAACAATCATTATCTATTTTTATCCATTTTTGATAATATTCCATTTTTGCATCAGTTGTAATAATTGTTCCTACTGGTACTTTTAATAATTCTGCTTTTGTTGGGCGTGCTATTTCTTCAAGCATTTCATCATTCCATGAATAACTAAATCTATCTTCTTCTAAAGAATAACTATCACCATAAACATTTTTTATTGTAACTACTTTTCCTGTTAATTCTTTCATCTTTTCAGTAAAAGATAAACCACCATAAGTTTTATCTACTTTTAAATTACTAATAACTTTTACTCTATCTCCCTTTTTAAATTTCATATCTTAACTCCTCCTACATATTTATTTCTGCTTCAATTTCTGTACAGATTTGTTCATAATCTTTCAATTTTATTTGTTCTGTTTTTTCATATTTGTATCTATTAATAACATTTCTAACAACTTCATTATTTCCATTTGATAATGCAAACAGTCTTTTTTGTTGTGGTACAGATATTGTTTTTTCTTCTTTTGGTTGAATCTCTTTTTTACCAGTTCCCTTATTTTGTGTTGTTTTAGCAAATTCATCTGTATCTGCATCTTTGTTATCATCTATTGCTAACAAACCATTAAGAGCATATTTTCTTGCATATGAACTAGAAGCACCTGTGACTTGGCTAGAATCCATACCTTTTTTACTATCTTCTTCTCTAGCAGAAGCTCTATTTTCTATTTTTTCACTTGTTTCTATGTCAATTAGACTTGCTGTTGCTTCTACATAGTAACGCTCACCTATCTGCTTTATTTCATCACTTACAGTAATTACTGTATTATTTTTCTTACATATTGGCTTTACTTCTTCTAAAATATCTTCACAACTTCTAAAATTGTAATTTCCAAAATTATTTCTTTGGTTTTTAGGAACTTTCAATTCATTCTGTATATTCAATAATTTTTCATAAATAGTCATACTTATACCTCCCTATTTTTTTACTTTCGTTCTTTTAGTTTCAGTTTCTTTAGTTTCTTCAACTTCTAAACTTGCTAAATATTTATTTGCTTTATTTTTACTCATTCCACAATAATGTTGGAAAAGTGCTGTTAAAAATGCTAATCTAGGATTAAATTCATCATCTTTACATCTTCTTATCATTGTTTTTTCACCATTTTTCCAAAACAAAATTGTTACAGTTTCATTTATAATATATTTTTCTGGCATATCTATTTTCTGAGCTTTTTTTCTAAATTCTCTTATTATGGCATCTTTTTTGTTTAATTCCATTCGTAACTCATCTTCAACTGTATAAAGTGGAGAATGTCTTATGATTGTTGGGCTATCGGTAAATAAATCAAATGCTCCACCAAAATCTATTCTTTCTTTACTCATATTAAATTCCTTCCTTCTCTCTTAATCTCCTATCCATTTCATCTTCAATTGCCTTCTTTTGAGCATATATTGTTTTGTATTGTTTATTAACTATTGAAGCTTCATAGATTAATTGAGTATCTGTATATTTTTTTATTACATTTTCGTATTTACTATCTTCATTCATCTTCATCACCTGCAATTCTGTTTATTATAAAATTTTTCATATAATCATCTAAGCAATCTTCATGCACATATAATTTACTTTGTCTGTCAAACTTACATTCTTCGCCTTGATAAATTTCTTGTCCACATTCTTCGCATAAACAAAAAACAGGTTGCTCTTGTGAATCTAGCTTAATTCTTTGTTTTTCTAAAAAATTATCAATATTCCTAATAATTCTCCTTTTTATTTTTGTGTGTTTTATGAAATAATTCCTTTTATAAGGTCATCTATAAATTCATTTATTTTTTTATTTGAAGTAATTTCCTTATTAATTTCTTTCGTAATATCTTCACAGTTTGTTTCTTTGTTGTCTAATTTACTTATTTTTGCCTTTATAAGATTAATGACATCTTCCAATACAGAATCAATAAGCTCTTTCCATTCTGTTGCTTTTTTAGGGTCTGTTAATAATAATCCTGATTTTATATTTACTACCATAACAGCCATTTTTACTTGTTCTTTTGATTCTTCTAAGATGTTAAAAATATCTTCTTTTGAATAACTTTGTATTTCTTGATTTTTCATAATAAATTCCTTTCTAAATTGAATATTTTTCGTTAATTTCTTTATTCTTTTCACAATTTTTATTTATTGCTTCTGCTATTAAAGCGTTTATAGCTTCTCTATTTTCTTTCTGTGCTTTTAGAATATTCTTTCCTTTATAGTTGTTGTTAGCTGTATAAATTAATTGCAATAATGAATTGTTTGCTGAAATTGCTTTAGAATATTCTTCTTTAAAATCATCATACATTGGCTCTAAATTAACAGGCTTTTCTGATTCTTTATTAGCTTCAGCTTTTTTCTTAAAATTAAAAAACATTTTTATCTCCTCCTTTTCTTTAGTTTCTTTCGTGTCGGTAATTTGTAAAATAATTGTGTATTGCCTCTACAGTAGCAAAGTCTTTTCTTCCCATTCTTTGAGCTTTAAAGTTTGGGTCTTCAAAAATTTTTTGCATTGTTTCATTCCCTAACCCTAATTCCTTTTGTAGTTCTTGTCTTGTCTTAATATTTACACTAGAAACTTTTTCTAAAGCTGTTGAATGTCTATTAAGTGCTTCGATTAATTTTTCAGCTAATTCTTCTGACATCTTAATTCCTCCTTTCTTTAGTACTATCTATTTAATTAACTAATTTTTCTAATTCTTTTGGATTTCTTATGTAGTACTCTACTTCTTCCCAAGTAAATCCATATCCTAATAAAGTTCTTGTTATAGCTTCACTTGTCATTTTTTATCTTCTCCTTTCGTTTAGTTTTCTAAACCTTTTGAGTAAAAAAATATTCATCTATTTCATTTTTATTAATATTTAAAATATTGCATATTTTAAATATTTCATCATAAGTAAATGCTGAAAAATTATTAAGCTTATCTTCTAATGCTATCTTTCTCATATTTAACTTATTTGCTAAAGATGTATAAGCAATTTCTTTTTCTTTAATTCTTTTTTTTAGTTTTGCATAATCAAACATTCTATCCCTCCGTTGTTTAGTTTTCTAAACTAGAATGATATTATCACTAACTTTTTTTAGTGTCAATACTTTTTATAAAAAAAATTTATTTTTCTAAACTTTTTTTATAAAACGCTATAATTCCGTTGACATTTCTAAACTTTGATATTATAATATATTGTATGGAGGTATAAAATGAACGAATTAGTGGAAACTTTTGCACAAAGATTGTCAAAAGCACTTATTATTAGAAATATGAAACCAGTAGAATTAGCAGAAAAAACTGGCATAAATAAATCTAAAATTAGCTCTTATATGTCTGGAAGATATAAAGCTAAACAAGATGGTATATTTATTTTGTCAGAAGTATTACAAGTTAGTCCTACATGGTTAATGGGATATGATGTTCCAATGGAAAGAAACAAATATCAAGAAGAAAGCAATGTATTTCCTATACTTGATGTACCTGTTGAAGTACCTGTTTTAGGAAAAATATCTGCTGGTTTACCAATATTGGCTGTAGAAAATATTGAAGGGCGTGAATTTGCACCATCTACATATTTGAAAGAAGATTATGAATACTTTTATTTAAAAGTTCAAGGCGACAGTATGAATTTAAGATTTCCAGAAGGCAACTTAGTTTTAGTGCAAAAACAGGACACTTTAGAAAATGGAGAAATTGGTGTTTTTCTAATTGATGGACAAGATGCTACTGTGAAAAAATACAGAAAAGAAGAAAATTTTGTAATATTAGACCCTATGTCTACTAATCCATCTAACATAACACAAATATATAACACTAAAGAAACACCAGTAAAAATACTTGGAAAAGTTGTTATGCACATTGGAAAAGTTTAGAATGAATAAAAATATAAAATTTGACATATCTTAGAATATATGTTACTATATAAGTAACTTATAAGTTCGAATGAAGACAAGAACTTATTCCGAGATGTGTCTAGTCAACACATCTCTTTTTTTATAAAAAGAAAAAGCAGGGAGTCACCCTGCTACAAAGATTATTCTTTGTTCTCTTGGTTTTCATCGTTACTATTACTTAATAGTAATAAAACGATTAATCGCCAGATTAAATCGAATGAAGACATCTGCTTATCCCTCCTTTCTACCTTTTGGAGAAAGGCAAGGTTAATATATATCAATTGATAAAAAATGTCAAATACTTGGATTTATCCATATGAATAAAAAAGAGAAGTAATGCAGAATTTGAGCCTCTGGCATTACTTCATAAAACACACACCAAAAACTAAAGAAATAGTTTTTGATATTGTTATTATACAATATTTCAAAACTCTTTTCAAGTTTTTGTGTGAATTGAAAGGAGTTTTTTTATGAAAAATTATTACTATTTCAAAAACACAAAAAAAGAAATTGAATTTCTTGAAGAATCAGAATTTTATCTGCGATTTGGAGGAGCATTTGAACACATATTAAGTAATTTTTGCGTTAATATGTATTTAGAAAAAAATATCGAAATACCAGCAGAAAAGAAAGAAAAACTTTTCTTTATGGATTTTATCAATAATTGGAATAACTATAAAGAACAATGGAGTGATTTAGAAGCTATTTCTTTTTATGACCTATCAAAAGAACAGCAAACTGCACTATTACAAGAAATAGAAACTAAAAATAACGATATACAAAAATGTCAAATCGATTTGACTTCTGTGTCATCTCGTTTGACTTCTGTGTCAAATGGAATTGACACTGGTGTCAAACCAATACCATATATAAACACATATAATAATATATATTGTCCATCTGAAAGAACACAAAAAAATAAAAGTGTTGGAAATGGCGAAGGTTCACTTTGTACCAATAAAATAACAGGTCTCTTAGAATTTTATTATCATAATCCTAATGGAAAAAGAAAAGCAATAAGACAAAAAAAGAATGAAACCATAAAAGAATTTAAGGCAAAAGTAACAGAATTAAAAGAGCAATTAAATAAAGGAACTTATATTGAAAAAAGTTACGAAACTGTAGTTTCAATAGCTAGTAGGCATATAGAACAGAAATTTAAAAGTAAAAAAACTAAGGCAAGAGCTTACAAAAGAAATTTAGAAACCCTTGAACAAATAAAAAAGACTTGTAAAAATTTCTGTTATAAGCCAATTCAAAAGGTTACTATCGATGATATTGAAAACGCTAAGCCATTTATAAGTAAATATGCCAACAATACTATTGATAAAATTTGGGGATTGTTAAGAAAAGTTTTTGTCATAGCTTGTTCTCCTTCAAGAAAAATTTTAACCTTTAATATTATGTTAGATGAAACTTTAGAAAAACCTATATCAGAAAAAATAACAAAAAAAGTTAAATCATTAACCTTTGCAGAAGCAAAAAAATTAAATGATATATTAGATAACGAAGAAAAAAATCACAAGTATAGAAATATTATAAAAATGCAACTTGTTTCTGCTATGAGAATAGGCGAAGTCCTTGCTCGTTCAATTAATGACTTAGATAGAGAAAATAAAACATTTAATGTCCATAACACTTTAACAGAAGATGAAAATTATAATGTTATTTTAGGAGAACACACAAAGACTTATGATAAAAAAACACAAATTGATAAAGGGCAAAGATATTTACCATTAGATACATCAATCTTTTCAGATTTAATGTGTATAATAGAAGTTATATCCTCTTCTAAATTAAAAAATATGCATAATTTATTATTTTGGGATTATGAAGATAATACTTTTATTACTCCTAAGCAAGTTAATGCTTATCTAAGAAGATTGAACCAAAAATATAATATTTGTGAAGAAAATTTGACAACACACAGATTAAGACATACTGCAATTACTTATTGGCGACATGTTTTAAAACTACCATTGGAAGTAGTTCAATACCTTGCTGGGCATGTTGAAGATTCTGATATTACAGATGAAGTATATATTGAAACAAACTTAGAAACTGTAAAATTACATTTACAAAATGTATGTTAAAAAGCTACTGCAACTCTATTGCAACTATTTTAGAATATTAAAAACCTACAATCCTTGTAAAATAAGGTATGTAGGTTTCTTTTGGTTTGGTGACCCCTACGGGTTACGCACTCTAGTTGTATTCTTTATTATATAGTTTATATTCTTTTTTGTTCTTTGTCAAGCATTATTTTCTGATATTTTCTTCTTTATTCTTATGTGTTTTCTATCTACTGCAACTTTTATTGCAACTATTTTTTATATATTATCTTCCACCTCTTCAAACTTTTCTTTACATTCTTCCAGTGTCATATTTTTTGGCAAGTATGCTTCTTTAAAGTAATATATTTCTTCATTTTCATCTTGCTTTTTATCTCTTAGCTGTTTTCCTTCTTCTGGTACTAATTTATTAAATTTTTCTTTTTCTATTATTTTCATATATTACCTCCTACTTTAATATCCAATTTTTATTTGTTGCTATTGCTTTTTCTTCATCTGTTAGCTTTGCTAAGTTAGTTGTTCCTAAAGTTAATGTTTTAGCTTCTTGTCCTGTTAAATCTACTAAAGCATTTAATATTCTTAATAGTGTTGAATGATTTAATAATGTATTAGTATTAAAATTTAATAGAGTATTTATATTATAAATTTCTTCTATTTCTATTAAATTATTGCAACTGCTAAAACAATTAAAATTACTTGATGTACTTACATTAATAAAATCTACATATTTTATTTTTTTTAAAGCTGGACATTCATTAATTATATAAATAAATATAGCAGAAATTTTAGGTTTTAATTTACAATTAATTTCTTTTACTGCGAAACAATATTGCAAAAAAGTACCTGTATTTTCTATAAATTCTTCAGTAAATTGAGGCAATTTCTCAAGTCTATACAAATTTTGAAATGAAATATTTTTTTCATTCAATGTATATTTGGACAAATCTTCTAAATTTGTATTATATTGAAAAAGAAGATTGGAATCTGTAGATGATAAAGTAATTTCACTAAAATCAATATTACCTAAATTAGTTAAATTCGTACATCTTGTAAAAGCATTATTAATATTTGTAACTTTACCAAAATTAAGGTTAGCAATACTTTTTAATTTGTAATTATGGCTAAAAGTAGCTGATATATTGGTTATACTGCTACAATCTAATCCATCTATTTTTTCTAAATTATAACAGCTAGAAAAACAAGAACCTAAACTAGTTCCATTTATTCCAGCATTATTTTTAAATTTTAATGATTGCAATAAATAACAATTTGAAAATCTACTATTGCCTGAGCTAAATCTTATTTTATCAAAAATAGCATATAATACATTATTAGGAATACGCAAATTAACAACTTCATTATTACTATATGCAATTATATATCTAGTTTTATATCCTTTGCTACATTCTTTATCTTTTATAGTATCAAAAGTTCTATCATCAGTATATACTTTATCAACGCTAATAGTTTGTTCATCACTTGTTTTGTATTTAGAAAAACCATTTATGTAACAACTAGTATTATTTTGTCCATCATATTCATCACTTAATAAAAGTATAGCTTTATAAGGATAATCTTCTGTATCATTTTCTAAAATTGTTTCTATATCCCACCAATCATGCTCTGGTTGCCAAGCATCATCACTAGAAGAACTACCTTCAATTTGATTTATTTTACTAGCATAATCTCTAAACGTATCATTATCTGTAACTGTTACACCTTTGTTTTGAATTGCATTTTTTATTTGTTTTTTTGTTTCTATAAGGTAATCTGCTTTGTTTGTTGTTGACCTTAAACCACCTCCCCGTTGATAAAATCTAAAATTGAATTTATATCCCCTAATGATTCATCTAAATCATTTTTTGTAACATATTGGCTTAAATCTATGTTCAGTACTTCGCTTTTAAGACTATCTATCCATTCCTGTTCTGTTCCTTCAAATCCTAACTTGACAGCAATTTCATAAGCTGATTTTCCATCTATCCCATCTTTACCATCAATACCATCTACTCCGTTTTTACCATCTTTTCCTTTTAAATTTGGAGTTTCACTTTTTCCATCTTTATTTGTGATTTCTAATATGTATTCTTTGTCTGTATCTGTTTTTACTGTTATAGTAGAAGAAAAACCATCTTTACCATTAGCACCAGCTTGTCCTTTTTCCCCCTTTAAATTTGGTGTTTCAAATTTTTCATTTTCATTAACTATTTCTAAAATATATTCTTCACTATTATGTACTTTTTCTGATATTATAGGAGAAAATCCAGCTTCTCCTTTTTCACCTTTTAAAACACCAATTTTAAAAGTTCCAATATCTATACTATTTTCTATTTCAAAATTTTCTATATTCCTAATATCACCTACTATTCATTCTCTATAAATGTTACTTCACTTAATAAATTTATTTTTCCAATAACGACTGTTTTTATATAATTATCTATTTTAATTTCTATATCATAAATATAATAACCATACTCTAAATTAGCAGTTTCTTCATGTGAAATAATTAGTTTAAAAACATCTGATTCTTTTTTTATTTGATTAGTTGATAATTTTTTTTGTAAAACATATTCAATGTCATTATAATTTTTCTTTATTGTGAAATATATTTCATCAACCTCTTCTGAAATTCTATTACCATTTTTATTAACTAAGGAGAAAACTATAGGAAGTGTATCTCCTCTAATTAAATCAATATTTTTTTCTCTCCTTTTCATTCTCCTTTTACATAAATTCTAACTTCAAAGCCTCTAATCTTAATGACTTTCCTTCTGTACCAATTTTGATATGAGTTCCTATTACTTCTTTTTGCCAACCTAAATTTTCAACATAAGATTGAGCTTTTATTGCGTTCTTTGAACTTATAATCTCAATAGCTTCTATTCTTTTACTTTCTCCTACTGTCCCAGCTAAACAACCGTTAGGTACATAATTTAACCAACCTTTATCTTGAACATGTACTCTATATTGAACTGGTATATCAGCAAATATTTTTATTGCTTCTATTCTTAAACCTTGTCCTTCTGTGCCTGCAACTTGTCCATTAGATTTTTGTTCTTGCCATCCTAAATTTTGAATATGTACTTGATAACTCAAGTTTGTTTTATGAAGTCTTGACTTAAAACTATTCCAAGCTTGCTCATTTTCTACAAAAGGTTTTGGACATATTTTTCCAGTCACATCATAATGTCTAATAACCCTTTCAATTGGAATATTATATTCATTCATTTTATTTCTGACTAATTCTATAGCATTGTTTAGCGTTGCTTCTGAAAAATCATATTTTCCATTTTTTCTTGTATCACATAGCTCTATGTTTAAAGAATTTGCATTTATACATTTTCCATAAAAAGCACCACCTTTTGTATTTCTTAATTTTCCACCACCTACAGAATATGCTATTCTATTATCTGGTACACTTCTTGTTATTGAATTATCATCAACAAAATAATGTGCTGATGCCTTAATTATATTGTTTTTAAAATAATTTGCATTTGCTTCATCAGTATCACCATCGTTTCCTGTATAATGTATAACTATATATTTTATATTATTTCTATTTCCACCATAATTAGCAGAATTTGCTAAATTTTGCTTTATATTCCTAACTACTTATCCTCCTTATTGTTTAATTTATCTTTTATCGTATCTGGTAATTTAAAACCTAATTTGTCACAATTTTCTGCAATAGAGTTTATTTCCATATAACTAATATAAATTACCAAGAAATACATTATAGAACTTAATCCAAATGCTAATTTAAATAATACTCCCAGTAATATATATACTAATTCTGCACACTTTTTTCCTATTCCATCTCTCATCTTTGAACTATCTATACTTTTACTTCTCCATGCATTAACATATCCTGTTACTATGTCAATTAACATTAAAATCAAAGGCAATGCAAATACCCATATAATATTTGTAAATTCTAAATTCATTAAATAATCCCTAATTAATTCCTCCTATTAGTCAGTTGTTTTCTTATATTCAACAATAACAAATCCATCATATCCTGAATAATCAACAAAGTAGTTGAACTGAGCTCCAGTATAATATATACCACAGCCTTTTTTCTCTTTAGCATTATAAAAATTCCATGGCACAAATCCACGTGAGTTCATAAATCTATAACCACCATATAAATTCAGTATAATGTCTAAATCTGGAGAAATTTCAGCCGTAAACCAACTATTCTCTGTGTTTTTTATTTCTCCCATATAAAATTCTCTTCTATAAATTCCTTTGCCATCTATATCTGTACCTATTCTGACCTCTTCTGTCGAATATATATTAGGATATATTTCTGTTAATTGGTTATTTATCTTTTTTACTTCATTTGTTACTTTTGTATCTAGATTTGTTACATCTGTGTCAACTTCATTTATTGCATTTTTTATATTATTTTGGAAATTGTCCATTGTAATTTTATTTAATTTAGTTACGTTATTTATCCATTCTATAAGTTTAAAAGCCCTTTTATATTTCCTCCTTCATATATTCTTCTAATTCTTCTTTACAATTTAATTTATTTATTAAAAAATCTAGTTGTCTTTGTTTTTTTATATCTCTAATTTCTAAGCATTTTGTTTTTAACAATAGTAATTGTGTGTAATCAATCGCATAATATTTATTATCATCATCTGGAAATGTAATACCTGCTTTCACAATATCATATTTCCAGACATCAACACTATATTTTTTACAAATTTCTAATAATCTCTGTGCTATCACACCTATTCTAAACTTATTTTCTTCATCATTTTTAAACTTAAATTGAATTAGCTCTACTTCATCAAAAACTTTTAATAAATTCTCATCAATTCTTTCTATACTATCTTTTAAGCGTTCATCTGAACTTCCACTGTTTATCCAAAATGATGAAACACTAAAATTAGTATTTTTATTTGCATCAACGTGAAATGCTATCGCATTTCCAGTATAATGACACCAATATGTGTGGTCAGGTCCATCAATGTCTACATCTGGTGAATGCATTACTCTTCCTTTTCGTTGTCCATCACTAAAGTATCCTATTCCGCTGTCTACAGCATTTGCATCAATTTCTGTGCCAACTTGGGCATTATCATCAATTATTCTTATTTTTTTTCTTCTTCCATCAAGTTGAATTCCATATTTTACAGTATTAAGTTCTGTCGAATAACCTTCTCCAATGAAAAGATAATTCGTTTTCATCATATAAGTATAAATTTGAAACAATCCAATCAAAGTTTGCAAATTGTCATTTATTTTTATATTTATAGTTTTTTCAAGATTTTCGTTGTCAATTGATAAAACTGAATTTATATTCACTACTGGTTCTTTAGTTCCATTTTTTATATTTTGCATTGCAACAACATCTGTAACTGTAAAATTTGTTCCTGAACTTACACATCTATATATTTTTAATAATTCTTCTGGTAAAATTACTAATCCTTTTATATGTGATAAAGCTAAGTATATATCTAAATCTGTATAAACATATTTTTTATTCAAATTACTTGAAATCTTTATTTTACCATTTTCATCAAGAGTAAAATAATCACTATTTATAATAACTGAATTTCCTATCAATTTAACAATCCCTTTATCATTTTCAATTGCTAAATTCAATGAAGCTATAATTTCATCTTCATTTACCTTTTGAGATACTTCTAAAAGTATTTCTCTAGTTAATATCTGTATCATTGCTCGCACTTCTGTTGTCGTAGCAAATTTGCTAGTAAAATCATTTAAAACCACATATTTTGCTTTAATATTTGCAAAATAATTAAGAATTTCTATATAATTTGTGCCTTCGCCTAATAAAAGTATAAGTTCACCTAAATCTTCAATCATTTCATTTTCTAATATGTATTTATCGCCTTCATCATCTATTCCAATTCTTCGTATTATTTTGGCTTTATTATCTTTAATGACATACTCATCAAATACTCCTTCATATTGTCTTAAAACCATATCTATGCCTAAGTCTATAATTTCATATTCTTCTTTTACAGTTTCTCCATCTTTTACTTGTCTCGTTATCTTTATGAAACTATCTCCAAACAACTCTACATCATCATTTAAATACAAATCATCTGATAAATATTGACTATCAAACACCGTATTATTGCCATAAATATGTAGTTCTATTAACTCTCCTGCCATACAGTTATCTAACTGTATTTTCGTTATTCCTAAAACTTCTCTTGTTAAGTCTGCTATATTTTCTACTTTTAAATTAATTGAATCTATCGTTTCTTCTATACTAGAAATTTTAGAATTATATTCATCAACTTGTTCTATAACAGAAGTTATTTTTCCATCAATTTTATTTACACTCAATTCAACATTTTTAAATTTAGTTTTTAAATCAGTATTATTTTTTGCTTTTTCTTCTATCGTACTTATTTTAGGCGTTTTGATATTTCCAGAATAAGCTCCATTGTATTTAAAATTGTGATTAAATACATAAGTTGGATAAGTAAAATCATCGTTGTCTAATACTTCTATCTTATCTCCTCTATCTAAATAAGGTAATCCATAATAGTTCGTTTCAAAAGGCAAATACTTTAATCCAATTAAATTGTCATATAATTCATCAATTACTTTTCTTCTTTCTTCATCTGTTATCATAAAATATTCTTCTTTAATTGATAATTCTTTTACCCCTTGTTTAATATATGGTTCATAAATAAAATTATCTAAATTTGGTTTTTTTTCTAATATGGATAATCTAAAAGTTATTGAACCTTGAGTGCCTTTTGGAAAATCACAATATGTTCTAAGCATTGAACTTGTCGCTAATGACAAATCTGGTAATGTAGTTATCTCATCAATATATATCTTATTATCTTGTAATTGATTAAAAGGATATCTCACATCACCTAAAAACTGACTTGAATTTTTAGGATAAGTCGAAAGGAAATACATATTTCCATTTCCAATTACTTCTTTTATTTCTGATACTAAATAATATTTGGTGTTAGATTTTAAGTTTTTAGAAAGTTTATTAAAATAATTTCTAAATTCTATTGAACTTCCTTTAGTATTATCACAACTTAACGTAATAAAATTTTCATTATCTGGCAATACTTCAATTCCACTAGTATTAATAGCTTCATTAACATTATACAGTTGTTTTCCACCAGCTAATTTCATCATTTCTGTATTATCTTTTGTTACATTTTCGCCTTCAACATCTTTTAGTCCTACTACTACTGTATTTATTGTTCCAAATAAATCATTTTTCTTAAAATCATCATAATATATGTTTCCATCTACTGTTTCTACAGATTCTCCTAAACTTAAATTCTTAATATATACTTTATTATCTCTACCAATTTCAGCAAATCCTCCTGCTAATTGGGCTATTGAGCTTAATACTTTCTTGCAAGTTTCATTGTTCGTAAAAGGATTTCCTTTTATAATATAATCTTTATTAGGAAAATTGATATTACCAGCTTCTAATCCAACTTGCACACATAAATTTTGAAATAACTCATTTAATTTTATTGGATATGTATTATTATCTATATAAGTTTTGTTGAAATTAATCATATAATCATAACCATTAAATGTTGTTTTATTTTTAGCATCTTCATCATCTGATTTGTCTATAATAAAATCTCCAAATGGAATTTCTTCTAAATTTCCATTTATTTCTTTTCCCGTATATACTGATATTGTTTTTCCTTCCAAGTTTAGTTCATTATTTAGATTAATAATTTCTACTCTTATACTTTTAGCAATTGTAGTTCCTATAAAAGTATCATCTGAATAACAATCATCTTGAATTTCAAAACCAACTAACTTATCACTCTCAGTTATATCAATATTATCTTCTACTATATGTATTCTACCTAAAAGACCTGTTACTACCTTGTCTTTACATTCTTGTTTAAATTCTTCGCTTACTTGATACCTTTATTTCACCTACAATTCTATCAAACTTATATCTGTTGAATTATACAAAATTCCTTTATCTGTTCTATTCCATTTCATTGTTGTTTTTCTATCTCCTCTGTAACATTCTCTTATTTCTATTTCTCCTGTATATGGATTAAAGAATCTTACAGATAATGTCTTTAAAACTTTTATTGTAGAGAAGAAATCTACTAATTCTTCTCCACTCATTGGTCTTGTATGTAATATCACTTTATATTTTTCGGCAACAGGATTGTAATGCATATATCCTTTTGCATTTCTTCCAGATTCTAAAGATAAATCATACCATTCAACATCGTATCCTTCATCTTTTAAATATTTACTTAGATTTTTTCCATCTACGGATATAAGACTATTTACATACCTATATTTATCCTCCTACACTAGAATTGGAAAAGGTAAATTTCCAGTTCTATTTGTATAATCTTTAATTCCATCTACTGCTGTTTCTAATATTGTACCTTTATCTGTTTTAGCAGTTATATTAACATCTATAGTTCTATCATTAATTGCATTTACTATATTTGCTGTCATATCTTCAATAATGTTTCCATTTATCTCTATTTGAGAAACAGTAGCAATATTTCCATTAACTTTTCCATAATCTATAAAGTTATTAGTATCTACTTCAAAATCTTTAGTATTTATCGAAACGCCTTTATTTAATTCTCCCAATTGAGAATTAATACTTAAATTATCATTAAACGAATCACTTAAATCATTAGCAAAAGATGTTACTTGTTTAACCGTTTCTGGTATTGCTTTATTTAATTGTAATTGAAATCCTTGAGCAAAAAAACGTGCTGATTTTTTAGTTTTCTTTGATGGCGATGCATTTCCCAATCCTTTATCAAAATGCGAAACTATTGCATTAGCAAAACCTCCAACGATTTGAAAAATTCCTAATGGGTTTCCAGAAATAACATTAATAAATCCTTGCACGAAATAACGAGCTGATGCTCCTGTATCTCCTAGTCCACCATCGAATCCTGATTTTACTTTCCCACCTACATTACTTCCAGCTTGATTAGCTGAATTTTGCTTATTATTGACTTCGTTTACTGCGTTTTGGATTTTAGTTGCCGTATCTGTATCTATGCTTGATAATGCTGTATTATACGCTTGATTATCTGTTTGTGCTAAATTAAACCATGCTTGCCTTGTATTTTCTGTCAATCCTTCTGCTTGAGCTATACTTGCTAAAATTGCTCCTTGAGTATCTGGTTCTATTTCAGCCATTTGTTTCTCAAATTCTTCTTTTGACCTTGTTGCAAGATTTTGCCAAGCACTCGCAACATTTTCTGTTAATCCTTGTGTCTTTGTTATACTTGCAATTATTGAGCTTTCTGTGTCTATTGGTACTTGACTTATTGCACTTAAAAAATTATCTCTTGAACCTGTAGCAAGTTTATTCCACTCCTCTTGTATTTCTGGTGATAATGTACTTATAGTTGTTGTTTGTGATAACATATTAGCCTTAGTTGCTTCATCCATTTCATTTAATTTAGAAATGTATTCTTGTGTATTTGTCTCTGCCAAAATTTTCATTTCTTCAATAGACTTAGCAACTTCTTCAGTTATTGATGTACTAATTTCACCAACAGCTTGTGTTGTTTCTTGTGCATATAAATCTACTTGTTGTCCGTAATATATTACATCTCTCGAAGTTTGATTTGCTTTCTCACTAATAGTACTTAAATTTTCTCCTGCTTTTTCAAGTTCTTTATTAGACTTCCATCTTTGTATAAATCCTTTTTCTTCTGAATCTGTAACAGATTGCACTGCCTTATTGTAATTTTCTTCTGCTTCTTTTAAATCTTTAGTATCTTGTATTTGTTTTTTTATAGACTCTCTATAAAGTTCTAAATATGCTTCTTGTTCTATCTCTTTTTTCTTTTTGACAATTAAATTTTCTATTTCAGTTTGCATATTTTTATAATTCTCTATTATTCCATTTTCTGCTTTATATTGTGTATCTAAAGCAGAGTTAAGTTCTCCTAAAATAAAATCTACTCTAGCTTCATAACCTTTTTTTACTCTACCATTTTCATCAACCAAAGCTTTAAGTTTATTTTTAAGCGTTTCTGTATATTCCATATCAGCCATTTTAGTTTCTGCGTTTTCTTTAATTGATTGCTTTTGAGATTCATAAGCCTCTGTTGTTTTTTCTATTCTACTTTTTAATTTTTCATTTGCTTTTGCTAAATCATTAAGTTTACTAACTGATTCATCACTATCAGCTCCAATTGCTCTTATTGCTAAGCTTATTCCTTCAAAAGCTAATACTGCACCTCCTAAAGCTGGATTGACAAAACATAATAATAAACCACCTATTGTTAAAATCAAGTCTGAAAAGTCTAAATCTAATTTTTCTATTATTGGCTGTAAAGCCTTAAACACCTCAAATTGTGAGCAAAACTCAATCAAAGCATTACCTAGACTTGAAAATATATTACCTATTGTTTTAAATACACCTATTACAGCATCTCCAATAAATTCTATAAACCATTTAAAATTAGAAATTACTATTTCTAATCCTTTTCTAAAGTTCTCACTCTTAATATATAATTCTACAAATCTTGCTATCAAAATTGTAATTACTCCTGTAACAAATCCTGCTGTACTTGCTAATTCTTTTAACATTAAAATTCCACCGTTTCCATTAGTAACAAGTAATTTTAATGCTATAGCAAATTCTTTTATTCTTGTAAAAAACTTACTTAGTACTTGTAAACCTAATCCAAAAGTAGTTGTTGCACCTGCTCCTGTTTTTAATATATTAATTAATGTTTTTATCCAAGATACAAATTTAGCAATTTTTCCTATTGCGAAGATACCTGCTATTAATCCTGCTATTACTGTAATAACTTTTGCTATTCCATTCATATCTTTCCATGCCCATTGTAAATTTCCATTAAAATCTCTCGTAAATCCAAGCCATTCTAATATCTTATCTCTTATTTTTTGAGCTTTTCCTGATATTTTGTCCATCATATTATCCCATTCTTTTAAAGAATTTAATAACTTAGAATCTATACCAGTTGCAGTTCCTCCACTTCCACCTTTTGCTGAATTAGTAGGTAATGTTATATTATTGATTTCATCAAATCCCATTAGTTGTTTTTTAAATTCTTTAGCTTTTTTAGTCGCTCCACCTAATCCCGTATTAATATCTCCAATAGAATCCGAAACTTCTGCTACACTTCCACTAACATTTAGATTCCAACCAAATAAGCTCGCAATAGCTTTTAATATTTCTTTAATAGCCATTATTATTGCATTTGCCCAAGTTATAATCCAACCAAAAGTATTCACAATAAATGCTCCTGCTACTTGAGAAAGTTCTTGTAATTGATTCTTAAAAACTCTTAATTGATTTGCTGGTTGTTCAAAAGTTCTAGCAAAATCTCCTTGTGCTTGTCCTGCTTGATTTACTATTGCAATGTATCTTGCGACCTCTTTTTCTGCATATGATAATTGTTGCACAGTTCTATCTATTCCTACATCATTTAAAACTCTTGTTAAAGCACTTTCAGAAATGTCAATTCCTATTGCTCTTAACGGCTCTACTTGCCCCGCAATACCCGCTCTAATTTTTTCCACAGCTTGTGTAGTCTCTAAATTATATAATGAAGCAATATCATATCCTGCTTTTGTTAAACTTTCGGACATTAAATAAGAAGCATCTTTATTTATACCTTGAGATTTAAACATTGAATAATACATTGCTTGATATTGCATTAATTCACTTTTGTTTGTTGCAAGTTTTTCATTCATTTCATTCTGAAAATTAATTGCTTTAGTATAATATTTACTAGCTTCTTCATCTAAATTTCCATACTTATCAACAACTCTTCCTAAAGAAACTTCAAATAGATTATTGGTTTCTATCATTGAAATATAACTATTAGAAAGTTGTTTTGTTATATCAAAAGTCTTCTTCAATCCTATTGCAATAACACCTAAACCTAAAGCTTTTTTTAAATCACTAGCTTTTGTAGTTGTTTCTTCTAAATCTTTTTTTAACGAATTATTTTTAGCATTATTTAAAGTAGAATCTAATGTATTCTTTAAACTCTTTAAAGAATTATTTAATTTACTTAAGGCTGAAACTGCCTCTTCAACATTCATCTCTATTGTATTTTCTATAGTTCCTACATCATAATCAGCCCTTTATTTTCACCTACTTTTTATTTAACATTTTCTTTATTTCTTTGTTTCTATTTTTAATTTTTTCTTCCATCTCTTTTATTTTTTCTTTTTCTAATTCCTCAGAAGTTTTAGAAAAATCTATTGGTTTTTTCATATATGTTTGAATCTTATTTTTATTATTAAAATTATTATATATTGCCTTATTTACTGCATCATATATATACAAACCTTGCAACCAATCATTAAAATTATAAAATTCTTTTTGCATTTTCATTTTTTCTATATATGATTTTCGGTATGCCCATAAAAGTTCTGGTTCTTCTTCCCAAAATTCTCTTATTGGCATACCGAATGTAATTGCTAATGGAAGTAAATATTCATAAAAGAACTCTATTAAAGATTTATATTCTTTTTTTTCTTCCCCATCAGGCACTATATTTGTATAATTTTGGCTTTTTTCTTTTTCTTTCCATCTGGGGATTTGATAAAAGCCATATATTGTTCAGATAGAAAAGAAGAAATTTCTTCGGCATCTCCACCTTCTGAAATATATTGTTCTAATAATTTTTCTGCTTTTCTTTCATCTATATCACTATGATATGCTAATAAACCTGTGTAGAACAATTTATCTATCATACTTACTAGCTTATTTAGGTTATCCATAACGTTTAATCCTTTGGCTTCTGCATTTTTTACAGAAGCCCTTGTTGGATAACCTAATTTATATTCTTTTCCCCCAATTTCAATTACTAATACTTTATTCCTAACTAATTCCTCCACTTTTTATTTTATGCTAATAATGCTGTAACTTCTGTTGCTGTCTTATCTTCAATTGATGTTGCAACTATATGTAATGTTGCTTCTTGAGCTGAACCAGCACTAAACTCATTTTTCCATGTTTGAGCTGTACCTCTACAATATGTACCAGTTCCATCACTAAACACTGTTAAAAATTCGTGTGGTTGTCCATCACATATTGTTTTAACTGCTTCAAACTTTTCAGCAGTTCTATTATATGTGTAATCTTGACTTGGTGTATCTTTTCTATCATCAATATATTGTTTTACTGGACTATCAAGTTCAGTAACTTCTATTGTGCCACCTTCTGCACCACTAGCTGGAACTGATTTTATGCTAATTAATTTTGCATATTTTCCATTTTTCTTTACATATAATAATGTTCCTTGGTCATTAATTGCTACTACACCATTTTCTTCCCTATTAAATTACCTCCTATAGATTATATTTTTATTATCAACTATAGCTTCATAACGTATATGTTGTCTATCTACATTTTTATCAATATCTGGAATATTTAAGCATTCTTTTCGATTAAATCCGAAATGGACATCAAATACATTATTTACTAAATTTATCAACTCTTTAGTTATTATTTCTTTCGCTATTAAATTAGTTTTATTCTTCATATTAATTGTATAGATTTCTACTTCATAACTAACTTTAAATTTTTGGTCTTCTTTATCTAAACATTCATCATAAAAATAATTATCAGATTCTTTGATGATTACTAATGGAAATTTATCTTCCGCTTGAGGAGTAGCTTTATATACATTAGGATTGTACTCAGAATTACTTTTTATATAATTTTTTGCATACTTAAATATCGTATCTTCTATTTCTAATAACCTATGCCCCTCCTATTATTTTTGATATTTCTTCTACAGCAATATCATTTAAACTTTCCTCTACTCTTTTACAAGCTTGATAGAACTTTTTCTGTGCTGGAATACCTTTTGTCCACCCAAACGTACCATCTCCTTTAGGATAAACCCACCCTTTTTCTCCATGTTCATTTACATCATATTTCCAACCTACTTGACTTAGTATTTCTGACAAATGTGGATTAGCAGAGCCTACTATTCCTGTTCCAAATTCTTTATATGTATCTATACTATCTGTAGTTTCAAATCCTCCAACTACCTTGTTTTCTATTCTCTTTGTTTCTTTTTTTACTGTAGATTTTAAATTATTTTTTGTTCCTTCTTCTGACAATCTTTCTACAATATTTACGGCAATATTAGGTAATTGCTCTTTATATTTTTTTACTAATTCTTCAAAGTTTTCTAAACTTTTTATAGATAGATTGGTTACAAACTTTGCATTGATTTTCCTTGCACTAACCTCTCAAAATATAATATAATACATTTGTTTTGATTTCTTGGTGGATATAATCTAAAATTTGCTTTCTCACCATTTATCTCTTCACCATTTGGATTAACTCCATCTAAGTAAGCAACATCAAATTCTTTAAATTTATTAAAATACTTATCATATTCTACAACTGCTTTTTGAATTAAATTAGCATTTTCCCCAAATTCTTCAATATCTGATGAGCTAGAGAGTGGTTGCACATTCATTTCATATCTTTGTGGCTTTTCATATTTTGTTACTGAATTTCCATAATCATCATCTTCTATTCCAATTTTTTTCGCTATATATATTGTTTTATTCCATTTCTTTTTCCTATTTTGGAACACCTGCTTTCGCTGGTGGTAATTCATTTAGTAAATCTTTAGATATTCCTGCCTTAGCATATGTTTCTGACAGGCCATTTTCTGAATACTGAATTACATTTTCATTTCCTACTAAATTATATAATTCAATAGCACACTTAGTTTGCCAACTTTTTGCCCTATTATTTGGCAAATCATCTATATCTGGATTAAATGGATAGACTAATCTAAGATATTCGTATTTGGCATCTTCTAGCTTTTGTTTAAATATATTATCTTTTGAAGAATCTTCTTCATTTTCTAATATCTCTAAACGCATTCTTTTTATTTGGTCATATTCTGATATAGTCCTAAATTAGCCTCCCATTCTTTTATTTTATTTTGAGCTTGTAGTTGTTTTTTCTACACTTGTTGTTTGAGCTTGTGAAGCTGGGTCAACTACTACTACTTTTTTTCCTACTGGTTTAGTAAAAGTTGTAGATAATCCAGTGATTTTTCCATGTAATAATTCATTACCATAGTCTAAACCAATTTGTCCAAATAATTGATATTTTTCCCCTGCCCCTGTTTTAGCAAGTGGCTCTAAGAAGAAATTTCCCTTTTTAGGAACTGGTTGTTCAATAGGTCTGATTGCATCAAAATTAAATGCAAATGCAGTTCCTGCTGGAATAAATTCACCTAAAGCTGTTCTTACTTTTCCAATAGGTAATAGTAAGTCTCTAACTTGGATTCCATATTCACTTTCATAAGCTTTTCCCATTTCAATACCTGATTCAACAGCAGAACCATTTAATTGATTTAAACTTACTGTATCTAGCCATAACACTAAATTAGATATGTCTCCACCATTATCTCTAATTTTTTGAACTAAATCATTTACTAGCCAAATATCTAAAGCTTTGTTTTCTGCTGTTATTACATTTGTTACAATAGCAGAGTTCATTCCTCTTGTTTTATTTACTTCGCTATCTTTAGTTGCTTTATTATAAGTTCCTTGAATAAATGTTTTCTCAATACTTCTCGCTAATTTTCTCATTTTATTAGCAACTTGAAAATCTAACTCATTTTGAGGATTAGCTGTTTGACCATCTAAATTAGCTCCTGCTAATGTTCCCATATTACTCATTTTTGCATAAGAAATTGCAACTGCATCTTGGAATATTTGAGTTACATTTGTATTTTGATTTCTTGTTATATAACTAGCTTCTGGTGCTGTTAATGAACCTGTTTCTGAAATACTTGGTATATCTCCATCTTCACTCGCATATTCTTGTCCTAATATAAATTCTACTGAATTTGTATATCCAGTTTTTCCACCTATCATTGATAAGAATGGTGTTCTTGTGTTACCTTTATTAAATAACATTCCAGAATAATTTAAAACACCAAAACTTTGTACTGTTCCATTTGTTTCTGACCTAATTTATCTCTCCTTTTTATTATTTTTTATTATTCTTATTTTCTTGTATAAGTCTTGTATAATACGCCATCTTTATAAAATCATTTTTCTTTGTAGCTTCTTGCAATAATTTTTCATATTTTTCTACTTCTGTTTCATTAGTTCCACCATCTCCACCTTCTGGTTTTGGTGTTGCTTTAGCAATTTTATCAGCAAAATTTTTCTCAATTTCTTGTTTTTGCTTTAACATAGTTCCACATATTGTTTCTGCTAAAGTTTTTGTTTTTTCAAGGTCTTCTTGAACTATACCATCTAAAATTCCTTTATATTCATCTTCTTTAAAACCAGCTTTTGCAAAAGTATTTTCTGCATACATTTTACTAATCGTTAAATTAGCTTTTTGATAAGCTTCTTCCTTAATTCTTTCTTGCTCTGCTTTCTTTTCATCATCAGACATTTTACTTTGCTTAAAAGTTTCAAATTCTGTTTTTAACGCATTGTAAGCATCTAATTGTGTTTTTGTATTTGCTTTTTCTGCATTATACTTTGTTGTTGGTACAAAAGCTTTTCCAACCATTGCTTTAATTGCTTCTGCTTTTCCTGTATCATCTAACTCATTGTTAGATAAAATTTGATTTAATTCTTCATCGTTCCTAATTTCACTCCTTATTCACACTACCGTTTTTACCGAGCGTCCTCGTTATTTTGTGCGACTGATTTTTTACCCTCATCAGTTGAGATATTTTTTATATTTGAAAGTTCTGTTTTTTTCCAGAAATCTTTACCATAATATTTTTGTGCCTTAGCATATACATCATTTGGGTCACTAAACAATCCACAAATTGTAAACGCTATTTCTGGTGGCACTTGTGCTGACTGCATATTCATTAATCCTTGCGTTTTTACTAATAAATTATCTGATTTATTTCTTGTAAATTTAACATCTATATCTGAAATTCTTAATTTTAATAATCTTCCTTTTCCTTTGCATATACTTAGCACTGTTCTTAGACATTTCCTTTCTGATTTTTTAAATGCTAATTCATCTTGTTTTGCTCTTTCATCTGCCATTGTCCAACCCTCGCCAAGCAACCTTGCTTGTCCTGTATCTCCACCGCTAGCTTTATGATTTAATCTTGGCACACCACAAATTGTTAAAACATTATTATATAAATCATCAGTTACTACTTTAGTTTCACTATGCATTAATTGATTAACAAGTAATTTTAGGTCTGCTGGCTTGTCTGGAGTAGATGAATTTATTTTTATAGCTCCTAATGCCAAGAGTTCTCTTAATTCTGTTGCATCTACATCTTGATTTACAAAAACCAATAAACTTTGAACAAATTGGTCTATACCATCTAAATCATCTGACTTTATTTGATTTATAGCATTTAAACTACTCATAACTAATTCTATTAATCCTAATCTTGCTTGATTTAAAGGATATTCTATTATTCTATGCCCTTTTCTTACTAAAGGATATTCTTTTACTTTTGTATATCCTGTATCATTAATAGGCATATCTTGTTCTAATAATTCGCAATTTCCTAAACTTTCTTTAAATTTACATATAAATTTATCTGTGTAAATTGTTATTATTCTATATTTACTCATAAACTGCGTATTATCTTGTGTTTGTAACATTTCACTAAAATAACTATAATGTCCAGAAAAAAGCTGTTCTCCTTTTATCCCACTAGAATAAACTACAAAAGTTTGTCTAGGGTCTGCTGTTCGAAGTTCAAATGGAGCTTCATCTTCATCTGATTCTTCATCTTCATCTATCCATCTATATGCTGTTCCACAAATATATTGCCATTCAGCTAATTCTTTATCTAAACTAGATTTATCTTCACTTTCCATAAATCTATTCAATTCTGAAATATCTGGATTTACTTTTTCATTGTCTTTTTCACCTTTTTGCACATATTGCACTGGTTCTCCATAAACATAGGCTTTTTTAAATTCAACAATTTCAAATGCGTGGTTTTCTAGAACTTTATTATTAATTTCTGGTCTAACAATTTTTTCTTTATTTAAAATTGGTTGCTTTCCCTTATAATAATTATATAAATATTCAATCTCACTTACATTTTTATCATGTTCTCTTAATATTTGTGGCAAAATTTCTTGTATTGCCTTTGCATTTATATCTTTCTTTTCCTTAGACCAAGTTAAAACCCTTCTGCCAAAATAAGCGACAGTATCGTTCGTATTAACAACAACTGGGTTTACATCACTTGGTCTTTCAGCATTTATCACTTCTGTTTTTGATTCTACTTCGCTCCTTTTAATTCCTCCATAATATAATGAAGAGCAAAATATTACTTCCTCATAACACTTTGCTCTTTCTAAGCTATAAAATGGAGTGAATTAGATTATAGATACTCATTCCCTCCACTATTTAATCAATGTATCTATTTTCCCTCTATAATAAAATAGTTCTCTCTATATACATTTTATCATATAAACAATTAATCGCAAAAATGGTTTACGTAAGACTGCCTTGTTCTTCGTATTTATATTTTTCGCATTGAGAAACATATATTACATCTTGTCCCCAACTATCCTTTTCTCTACAAATTTCTTTCATATATGGCTTTCTTTCATTATAATACCTATAATGAAAACACTTTTCCCAATTTTGACATTGCCAACATATAATTATCCTATTTCCTCCTAATTGCAATAAACTATTTCTTTTCCATATTCTACTGCTACTTGATGTTCTATTTTACAACCTCTAGCCTTCTCCCAGCCTTTCATAAATATAACAGCATCAACTCTTCCTATAAATTCAATACTTTTAGATAAATAAAATATTGCCTCATCACAATTTTGTGGAGCTTCTTCTGAAATAATCGTATCAATTACTTCTAAACCTTTCTCTTCTAATTCTTTTACTAATTTTGTTCTTTCTTCCTTTATTTGTTCATTTGTCTTACCTCTCATAGGTTGACTAATCATTACTTTCATTATTTTATTCCTCCTAAAATCCTAATATTCTTCTATTTATTCCAACAGGTTTACTTGGCTTTGTTTTCTCTAAAATTATATCATTCGCAAACATTGCCATTGAATCTGGTGCATCATCATGTTTATTAGCATAGTCAAAAGAATATGTAGTAAAGTTTTTCATAAATCTACCATAATCAGTATTAGGTTTATACATTTTTTTATCCTTAAACACAATAAATCTTTTAATAATACCTCTAGCATCTTTTATTCTTTGCTCTTTATTTTTTGAAACATAATCTTCTATAATCTCACATAAAAAGTAACCTTTTGCATGGAGTCTATCTTCTAACAAAGTTTTTAAAGAAGTGTCAATATTATTTTCTACAACAAATCTAATAATTTGATGTTGAATTATTTTATCTACTATCTCATCATATAATTCTGTCATAGCTTTCTGTTTAAATATGCAGTCTATAAAATAATATTTTTCACCATCTGTTTTATAAATTGGCATTGAAACATTATCTTTTCCTTTTCTTGCAGGGTCTAATACTGCTAGTGCGTATGGATTACATTTTTCACTACCATCTTCATTTAAAGGCAATTTCTCAAAATGTTCTAGTAATTCATCTGCAAATTCTAAACCTGTAGGAGCTATTGGTTCTTGCTGATATACACAACTGAACAAAAAGGAGTCAGTTGTATCTCTTAGCCTTCTAGCTTCTTCTGTTGTTAATACTGGTGGACATGTGCTATTATCATTTTCATCTAATAATGGAACTTTAACAAAAACTGCATATCCATCTGTAGCTTCCATGACATATTTTTCAAACCCTTTTATCTTACTAGGTTTCATAATATGACTTGCTTCAATGTCATTCATTGTACGATTTAATATATCTTCTGGTGACCACATAGTACCAACAAATATATATGTTACACTAGGGTCTGTTCTTCTGTTAAACCATTCTGTTGTCCAACTTTCATATATTTTTCTATGCACCTCACTATTAGTTGCTTCTTCTGCACCTTTTGTCATATCATCAAATATTAAAGCTTTATTCGCTCTCTCTCCTGTAGAAGCACCATCACGTGTTCTAGCTATATGTGATTTTTGAGAACCACTATCTTTTAAAATCCAATCTGATTCTTTTTCTTTTTCAAATGGCTTGTCACCATATTTTTTAAATTCTGGAAATACATCACTAAATCTTGGATTTCTAATTATTGACTGTATTGCTCTACTAAATCCCAAAACTAATTCCTGTGAATACGACCATCTTAAAATACTATTCCTGTTATTTAATCCATAAAGCCATGCACTAAAATTATTTAAAGTATAACTCTTGCCATATCCGTGGAGGAAATGATGCCTCTATATATTGTAACTTTGAATCATAAGCACTTTTATTTAAATAAAATACAAATGGCTTTAATACACTTCTTCTATTCCCTAAAACTCTAGTTTCAGAAGGCATTTCCATTTCCATATAATCAATAAAATGTTCTAACGACCTTCTTCCTGCAAAAGCATATGATTTTTCCCATAATTCATAATATTTAGGCATATATTCTGTGTCACAATTATAAATTCTGTTTTCTAAAAAAGGTATTAAGAATTTAATAGAATACTTACAAGCTTTTAATTCTATTTCTTGTCTATTTTTTTCAGTTTTGGCTGAATCAAAATATTCCAATAATATTAAATATAAGTTATTAGACATTTCATATTTACTATATTCATCTATTTTTTTACTTTTTAAAACTTGTATTATTTCATTTACTATTTTCTCATAATTTTGCCTACTATCACCTTATTAAACTTTATTCAGAAATATCATTTTCACATATCCATTCCTTTATTCCACTTAATTTATATAATACTCCTCCAGAAGTAAATCTTATTGTTTGAATTTTATGCCTTTGTCCATTATATTTAATAGTTTGTCCAAAAATATATTTCATTTTATACATTTTTCTTTATCTCCTTAATTTTTTTCCATTCAAATTCAGATGGTTTTCCAACCATTTTTACTAAACAATAATCGGGTAATTCTAATGCAACTTCTATTCTTCTAGCCCATGTATAACCCATTTTTATATTAATTGCATTATTTAATTTTTGTTTAACCAATGTCTTATTGTCTGCTAGTTTTAACTTTTTCATTTTATTTAATAACTGAGTTTGAGTTATATTTTTTCTTTTGAGTAAATCTTTCACATAATCTTCAACTCTAATCATATCTTCTCCTTTGGTTCAAGAACCTAGATTCGAACTAAGAATTAGAGGTTCAAAGCCCCTTGTGATACCATTTCACCATTCTTGAATGTATTGGCTGGAACAGCAAGACTCGAACTTGCGACATTTCGATTAACAGTCGAACGCTCTACCAACTGAGCTATGTTCCAATATGGGTTATATATTGGGAGTTGAACCCAAACTTAGAGAATCACAATCTCTCGTGCTAACCATTACACTATATATAAATGGTCTGAACAGCTGGATTTGAACCAACACAAGATGTTCCCAAAACACCTATGCTACCATTAACATCATGTCCAGATTTATATTGCGAATATCACTATTAAAATAACTGCAATATTCGCTCAGAAAGGAGGTGACAAAATGTCACTTAGTGCAATAAAATTGAAAGGAATAGATTTTACTGCACTTGGAGCTGACTACTGGAATTGAACCAATACCAATTACTTACAAGACAATTGTTCTACCTTTAAACTAAATCAGCATATATATAAGGAATATAAATATACTCCTCTTCATTAGATTAGCAATTATGCTTATATCTAATATCTTCTATTGGTAGCGGGGGCTAGATTCGAACTAGCGTACTCCAGACTAGGATTCTGGCGAGATGACCAACTTCTCTACCCCGCGATATATTTTTAAATACATTATTAGAGCTTCCCCTTACAAATAATTATTTTCTTAATTATTCAACCACTAGGAAGACAAGTCTGAGCTATGGAAGCCACGCCATAACTTCTTGCCCATTTTTCCCTACACAAGCTTGTTTACTTGTAAATTTCACCCATCATTCAGAGTTTTAGTTTGATAATTTAACCTATTATCATCAAAAATATCTGTAATTATCTCGTTTGAGCTACTTTAACCTAGTTATGTCTTATAGTTGTTTTTTCAACAACTTCACAAGAAATAGTCTTATTTAGCATTACCTACATTGCTTTATCTCGCTACAGATAAGATATAGGCTTATTCCACACAGTGGTATCTATTGCGACTACGACAACTCTAGTGTTTTATTAAGCAATAATTTTTGCACATTACCCATTATTGACTTTTACATCTTCTCCATACATATTACTATATATAGAAAGCAACCTTATAAAAGTATCCTTCTATCTGACTACTTATTGGATAATTCCAAGCCACATGACCTTGCGGTTTAACACTTGGGTAATAATATATTTAATTGGTGGGGCATCTACGACTTGAACGTAGTCCTTGTGGGCTTCAACCACACGCTCTGCCTGTTAAGCTAACGCCCCATATTTACTGCATAGCCAAGTTCTATGCATGGTACTAAGTTTTTTTCAAAGCGGTTATACTTAAAACCATAACTTAATATGTAAAAACCGATACTTGTTAATATTAGATTTTAGTGTCTACTTATTCCACCACTACATATTTTTAATTTCCACTCCAATTAATTAATTCAACATTTAGAATTTTTATATCTTTGCATCTTTCTAATTCTAAATCATCATTGTAATTAGATTTATAATAATCTAACTTGTAATCTAAATTCCCTCTTTTTACAATTATGATTTCTGTATCTGTTCTTGTAGGAACTGTTAATTCTAGCATTACATCTATATCATAATCTTTTGCTTCTTGAAATTTTGTTATTAATTCTGATTTCTTCCTATTTTTTCTCCTCTCTTCTAAAATTACATTTACCTTTATACCATGCTCCACATTGCTCTTTTTTACATTCTTTATTTATATAATTTTCAGATATAACTGAACCATTTTCATTGCCTGCATTATTATATGAAATCAATGTTGTTCTTATAAAAGTACTTTGAATATATGGACAAAACATAATTCCTCCTATTTTCCAAAAATTGTTTTTAATATATTACTTACAAAGCTTATAACAATTCCTAATGCAATCGCTTGAATAAAAGTTATTCCAGTAATTCCAAATGCTAAAGCAAATAAATTTACTACTATAAATACAACTATTCCACTAAAAATTGCACATATTGCTAAAATCATTAATGCTATCAATATTGCTAATATCATATTTATTATTCCTCCAATTCCTTCCATTCTTTTCCATTTCTAATTTGTATTTTATAATTCTTAAACATTGTTTTTAAAACTTTATTAATTCTATTTCCTTTACAAAATAACCATGGATTTACAAAGTATTGTGTCATATTGCTATTTTTACCTTTATAAAGAATATCTTTTTCCACCAAACTGTTAATAACCTGTGATAATTTGCCCTTACTAATTCCACTTATTTCTATTAAAGTATCAAATTTTAGTTCTATTCCATTATCATACTTTAAACAACAATCTTCATATCCAATATATGGTACTATTGAAAATAAAAATGCTTTTTCATATACATCTAAACTTTTCATATTTTTTCTAAGTTCTTCTATATTTCCCTTATAAAAGTTATCTATTTTCCATTTTTGATATTCTTTTAAATCTGTATATTGTTTTCTTTTAAAGGATTCAATAGATTCTTTTCTCAAGATTCTATCTCCTTCATTAAATTCTGCTGTTATCTCTCCTGTATCTGTTTCTAAAATTACTTTTGCCCTATTTATCCCCTAACTTTTCTCCACAATATGGACAATAATTAAAATTAGTCATTTCTACAGTTCCATTATGTTCTAATCTAACAACTCCTGTTCTTTTTAAATACATTTTTATTTCTTGTTCATCGAAACATTGTACAAATTTATTTTCAAAAACTTCACTACATCTTCTACAACTCATAACAAATTCCTCCTTCTCAGTTCACCACATGAACCAAAAACGCCGTTTTAGTTCACCACATGAACCTGTAAAAAATCCATATAGTCTTACAGTATCAATATTTAGATACCTGTTTTTTGAGGTTGTGTCCCTCTTATTCTTTAATACTTAAAGAACGCATTACTTTTAGAAAAAGTAATACAAAAAGAGCAAAATCAATAAATGGTACTATGACCACCTAGACTTTGCTCTGTATAAGCTATTTAATTAATTATTTTACAAATTTACCATAATTATAATACCATATATTTTAGCACTTGTCAATAGCGAATGCTAATTTTTTTTATAAAAATATTTTTAAGTCGCAAATTATTGATATTGTTGCACCTTATATTGGAATAAAATGTAACAATACATCTTAAAAAGCCTTTTTATTTTTTCGGAATATTTATAGAGGTAACGACACCCCCTATGCCTTGCCATATATAGGGGTAGGGGTAGCAATTCGACAACATACACCAGACACGAAACAATTAAAAAGCTAGTTATATCAATACATATATTAATTTCAAATATAAAAAAGTTGCAATAAAAGTTGCAATAGCATTTTTAATATAAATAAAAAAACAGTGAAAAGTTACTTTATTCAATTATATAATCAAAATCATATAATCATAAATATATTAAATCATTGATATATTATAATTTATCATAACTTATTTATTACTACTTATACATCATCTATTATTATAATTATATATAATAGATTCAATACTTACTATACTTATATACTCATACTACTTCCCTATAAAAATATATAAATATATGTTGACTTATGTGTACACATATAGTATAATTATAACATAATCAATTATATTAATTTAAAAGGGGGTTGTAATATGAGTGACAGAGAAGGTCAAACACGATTTCAAGCATATATCAAAAATGACAAAGCCTTAATTTTTAAGCAACTTTTAGAAGATAAACAAATGAGCTTTACAGAATGGCTAATCAATAGTATTGACTATTACATAAGCACAAATAAAGTTGAAAAAAAATAGAAAAATTTTCAAAAAAGTATTGACTTGTGTGTACACATATAGTATAATATACTTAAGTTAAGGATAAGCCTTAACAATAAAAAAGCTAGTTAGGAACGGCAATTCCCAACCAGCAACTAGAGTTAATAAAATACCCGACTAAAGACATTTTATAAAAATACTCTATTATTATAATAGAATGAATTTATAAAAAAGTCAAGTATTAATTTTGTTAACTCAGAAAGGAGTAAAAAATGAACAAAAGAAAAATATTTGACTTTTTATTTATTTTAAATCTAAGTACAATTTTATATTTAATTTATTTCATCTTAAAATACCTTGATTTAGCAAATAAAAATCAAATCAAATCAACAAATATAAATATTTATTTTTGGATTTTAATTTTAAATATTTTTATATTTGTAAAAAGATTATCAAAATAAGGGTTTGAGGCTTCGCCTCTTCCCTATAAATAAAATTTTATAAAATAAAGGAGATTTTAAAAGATGAAAATAAAAAATATATTTAATATAACAAATAATCAAATTGTAATAATTAGTAATAATTCAAAAATATTTTGGAGCTACGAAAGTCAAATCGCAGAATATAAAAACGGAGTTTTAACCTTAGGCAATGACTGGGACTACAGTAGAACAACAATGAAATATTTACATCATTTTATTAGAAATTACACCCCATTCAATTATGAAAATAAAAAAGAAATTGAAAAAGCTATAAAAGAAAAAATAATAAAAATAAATAAAAATTTTAAATGTGTTTTATAAAAGAAAGGTTAAAAGGTGAAAAAAATGTATATAAAAGAAGAATATGGCTTTAATGACTTATTAAATAAATGTTGGCAAGATGCAAAAAATACCCTTGAAATTATTTCAAACAATAATAAAGAAGATGAATTTATAAATTTATTATTGTCAAAATTTCCAGAAACTCCAACAATTACAGAAGTAAACGACTTTTTATGGTTTGAAGATGATTACATCTTTGAAGAATTAGAAATCAAAGGAGATGAAGAAAATGAAACAAATGAATAATAAAATATATGTATATAAAGAAAAACCATATCAAAAAGATTATATTGTTTCAATTGATATGTATAGAGATTCAATGTTTAATATAGCAAGCTTTCAAACTTTAGAACAATTTGAATTTTTTAGAAAAACTTTAAGTTTTAAAATTAAGCTTTTAGAAGTAGTAAACGAAGCAACAGAAAAGGAAGTAAAAATATATATAAGTAATTATAAAATAATTGATACATATTTTTCAAAACTTGAAGAACTACCAAAAAGAACTAAACCAATTAAGGCTTTGTCTAATGGTTCGATTGTTACTTGTTATTATTGCAAGAATTACAAAGATAATACTATTACAATATATAGACCAAATCCAAATGCCAAAGAAATTTACAAGCCATTAGACTTACAAGAACACATAAAACATAAACAAATTTATGGCACATATTAAAAGAGGTGGTAAAAATGAAAGAATTAAAAGGAAAAGAACTTGAAGAAAGAAGAAAAAAAGAAAAAGAATTATTAAAACTGTTAGACAAACAAGAACAGAAATTTCAAGAAACAAAAAACAAACCAATACAACTCAAGTGATAAATTAAGTTTTTAATATTGCAAGCAAGAAAAAATAAAACATAACACACACACCTAAACTAACGAATTAATTATATATAAATCTTGCTTGCTTTTTATAATATATAAAGGAGGTTTTAAAATTGAATACTTTTACATTTTTATTACTTGTCAACGATGAAAGCTACGCATTTATATTTATAAAAACAGATTATAAAATAAATACAATAAAAAAAATAGTACGTAGAGCATTTAAAAAAGCTTTAAATGATAAGGAAGAAAAATTTATTGAAATTTTTGAAAACACAATAAAGTACAATAAAAAAATACTAGATTTTAATATTGATTATAATATATTGCATTTTATAAATGTAAATGAAAAAATAAAATAGAAAGGAAAATAAAAAAATGATTACAAAAATAAAAACAACAGCCAATATAAAAAAACATATTAATTTAAAAAATAGAATTGAATGGGATTATCCCTATGAGGATTTAAGCGAAGCTATAAGAAATAATGAATATTTAATTTTAAATGAAGAAAACAGTCGAATCTATGAAGTAACAAAAATAGAATTTTATAAAATTACATAATTACAATAAAAATAATCAAATAAAGGAGTGATTTTAATGTTAACTAATGAATTGACAATAAAAACATTGTTACAATATGGGTTTACTTGGATTGAAATTGATTATTATATAAGAAATCCAAAAGAACTGCAAAAAATAATAAATGAAATTGAAAAATCATAATATATATGATACTATCAAAATAAAGAGGTTTAAAAAAATGGGAAATATAAATAAAAACTTATTAAACTATAAAGAAAATATTAATAATAATTTTATAGACTATTCAAAACAAATAGAAGAATTTTACTTAAATTATAACATAGAGCTACATATAGAAAAATATATACAAAGCTATTCAATAACAAGGTTTTTAGCAAGTGTAAAAATTGACAATACAACAAAAATTTCAAAAATTGAAAAATTGGTTGATGATTTAAGCTTGTATATCAATGAAAAAAATGTCAAAACTTCAATTGACTATGAAACAGGCTTGATAGCTTTTGAGATTCCACAAAGAAACAGAAAAACATTATATTTAAAAGAAATAATGCAAGACAGAGATAAAAAAGAAGGCTTACAAGTTTCACTAGGTAAAGATTTAAACAATAATACATATAATATTGACCTATGTACTACGCCCCATTTACTTGTTGCTGGAACCACTGGAAGTGGTAAGAGTATTTTTATAAATACAATATTATTAAACTTGCTTAATAATTATAATAGTAATGAATTGAATTTGTTTTTAATTGACCCTAAAAAAGTTGAATTAAGTATTTATAAATCCTTAGAACAAGTTAAAGAAGTTACAAGTACACTAGAAGGAGCAAAAAAAATTCTAAATAATGCATTAAATGAAATAGATAAAAGATATAAACTTTTAGAAAAATCAAATACAAGAAATATTATAAACTACAATAAAAAAACTACTGATAAATTACCTTATATTTTAATTGTAATTGATGAATTGGCAGACATTCTTTTACAAGATAAAAAGAACAAACTAAAAAACGATATAAAAGGAGAAATTACACTTGAAAACTTAATTTGTAGAATCGCACAAATTGGGCGAGCTTGTGGGGTTCATTTAATAGTCGCAACGCAAAGACCATCAAGCGATATTATAACAGGATTAATAAAAGCGAATATTCCTTCACGTGTTGCCTTCTCTGTATCTAATAAGGTTGACAGTAGAGTCATATTGGACACTAGTGGAGCTGAAAAACTAACTGGTAAAGGTGACCTGCTTTTCAAAATGGTTGGAGATGAAGAAATTCATAGATTACAAGGTGCATATATTACAGATGAAGAAATAGAAAATATCGTAAATGAACTTAAAAGAAATGTGCCAAAAGTAAATATCAATGACATTATATCAAGAGATAATCAAAAAGAAGTAGAAAAAACACACTATATTGAAAAAGAACGAGAAAAGCAAAGATTATATGAACAAAGCAAAAAAGAAATGTATGAAGAATATAAAAAAGAACAAAGCGAACGCAGAAAAAAGGAGGAAAAACAGAAACAAATATATAATATAATATTTAATATTTTACAATATACTTTTTCACTTCGTGGAATTATAACAATATTATTAATTGGATTTTTATGTTTGTGTTTTATTGGATTATAAAAATATATATTGCATAATATATATAATCACAAAATTATTACAAAAAAAGAGGTTGTAACACCTCTTTTTTTATTATTTCTTATATTCTTTTTATATTGCAATTAAAATCAAGTATATATGTATTAATATAAATGTATATCTCATTATTTTAAATGCTTTATTCTTCATTCTAGAGACTCGTTCTCCTTTATTTTAACAACATTTATATTAAAACTAAAATATTTTTTTACTTCAATACACCTTTAAAACATTTGTGTAAAATCTTGTTTTTAAAACTACCATTCCAAAATTTGCCGTTCCAAATTTTATCGTTCCAAATTTTAAAACGTAAAACTATAATCAAAAGATTCTACTTTAGACTCTTCTATTTTTCCACTTTCATGATTACATTTTAACTCATATTTAACTAATGTTTTTTCTCCATTTTCATTTATTGTTAAATAAATATAAAGTTTTTCATAAGTTGATAATACTGTATTTACATATCCTTCTAAAACATTTACAACTTCTTCTACTTCATTACTTCTTGTATTAACATCTTCACTATTATTATAATCATATTCTGGAAGCTCAACTGTTAAAATTGTACTACCTGTGGAAGTATATACTATTATATCTTTATTTATTTTATTATGTAAATCTAATGTTATTTTACTTGCGCCACTGGTTGCTATTTTAAATCCTATTCCCATTATAATAATTATAACTATTGCAACAATTACAAATAACCAAAACCACCATTTTTGCCATAAAATAAATTTCTTTTCTTTCAACATATAAATCTCCTCTCATTTTCTTTTAGAGATTATATATTATATTATTTAATATTACAAGATTAATTATTACTTATTTCTTCTTCCTCTATATCTATTTGACCTTTTTTAGTTCTTACATATTCCCCTATTTCTATTTCACTCAATTAAATCACTCCTCTCTTTTGTTCTTAATCCTATTGTAAAATATATTTTTAGAAGATTTATGTTTATATAAAATTCTTTATAAGTTAAATATTCAAATTTTGTATTTTTTTCGTAGCATATATTTATACCTAATGATATATCTGTATGATATTTTCCTGTATCTACAAATAATTTCATATAATCACTCATCTACTTTCTCTACTATATTTGCTTGAATTAAATCATCTATAAAAGTTTCTATTTTTATATCCTTTTTATTCAAAATACTATTTATTGGAAGTTGTATATCTATTCTTCTATCTTCATAAATAACAATATGAAAATGTTGTAAAAATTTCATATATTTTATTAAAGCGCCTTCTTTATCCCAATAAAAATAACCAAACTTTTCCAATTCTCTTAAATCTACTTTATCTTTTATTTTTAACATATTACTTGTCCTCCAATAGTTCTTTTAAAATTCTTTTTTGTGCCAATAATTTTGTTCCTTTGTTGATAAAATCTTCATCTAATCCACCTTTTGAATTATCAATACTTAAATCTATATTTTTATTTAATTCTTCTATCTTTTCTTTTACTTTATCTTTACTTATGCTATCTTCTAATGATGTTGTCAATTGTTGTTTTTCCTTTATTAGTTCTTTACATCGCTGTTTTAATTTTTCTTTCTTATCTAGTGCTTGTAAGACTGTTTCTATAGCTTCTACTTTTAAACGATTAATATTTCTTTCATTAATATTTGGACATTTTATATCAAATGTCTTTGTCATTATTTCTAAATATTTCTTAGATTCTTCTAACTTCATTTATTCCTCCTTTACATCTGTTAGCATTTGTATTGCATAACCTAAATTTCTTTCTGCCTCTTCAATTTGCTCTTTTGCTTGCTTTTCTCTTGCTTCTAATGCTTTTAATCTATTTATTACATTTACTAATGCTTGTACAACTTTAAAGTTTTCTGGTTGTATCATTATTCCTGGAACTTCTTTCCATTCTTTCAACTTTTCTTCTACTGTCTTTATATCTTCTTCTATGTTTCCGACATAGATGTCGTTTACCTCTTCTATATTATTCACTACTTCCACCTCACTACAAAATTATCTAACATTTCTTCAATATGTTCCTCTGTCCATATTGGCTTTTGAGTTTCATCTACACTTGCTATTAAAAAATCATGTAATGTATGATAAGGTATTGATTTTTGGTTCATTGCAAGTATCATATCTTCATATTGTTTTATTTTTTTATTGTTTTCAAACATTACATTTGAAACAGCACTCATAAACTTATCTTCATCATCAATTTTCATTTTATTTAAAACTTTATGTATATATCTTTTATCTTCTTCTATATTATTT